CCACAAAGTGGACAATGGTTTACTGCACCATCTCGAATTAAGCTTTAGATTTAAGATATTGAACTATCCACCAATTGGCTATTCCGTATGCTTTATCATCTTTATTGAATGATTTTGTATAGCCAAGGAAATCCGGCATGACTTCGATAGATTCTTGAGCAAACTTCTCTATGTTGTCAAGAAATCCTGGAATATCAATCCCTAATCTGTATTTATCCCTTTTCATGCAAAATTCAGCGAATTGCTCTCTGAGTGGGTGGTACTTACAATTCTCTATAATAGATAATTGTCGTAGAGCTACCATCTTTGGACCCCATATTTCTGGGTCATAAAAGCGTTCCTGTTCACACAGCCTACCTAAAGCTCTATAGGTTGAGTAAACACCTACACATACGCCGTTCATTCTATAGTTATTATGATGCCACCTTCTTAAATATGTGCAGTCTTGTGTGCTTGCATATTGTTTGTCAAAGTTCATCTCTTGACCGTGGCTACTATATGCACGCATTACATCCTCCACTTTAATTCCTGGATATGATAAAATGCCATCATCTCCAAGACATTGTGAATTTGGGTTTAATTGTTGATGAACAGATTGAGCTGCTTCGTATTGAAGAGCACGATGAACTAATGTTTCATCAAAATTGGTTCCGCCGCTTCCAGAACCCATCCCATGTTTACCATAAATTATTTCATCTTCTGAAATAACTAGAGGAATCATAAATTTAACTGGGAATACTTCTTTCAACCAAAAACGGCTCTCAGCAGAATCATTCAAAAGCTGAGAAATGATGTTCTTTGCGCATTCTTGCATAACACCATTAAAATGTTGGTCAAATTTTGAAAAGTCGGTACAAACTATCAAATCTTTAGGGCTCTTTGTATCAAAGAGTTTGGTAATTCTCTCATCTACAGATTCCATGCTAACCCAAGCAGGGACTAGGTTATATCTTTGTGCAAGTTCAATACCTAGTTGATAGACTTGTAGTTCACAAATGTTTACAGAGTAAGGAAACATGAAAATTACTCTTTGTTTAACATCTGCAGGCTTTGGACCACCTTCTTGGCCTCTCCATCCTAATACTGCACAAGATAAATAGTCTTGTAAAGGTAAATGCTGGATAATATCCCTACCCTTTATTTCCAAAGTACAAGGCATAGTTTTATCTGTGACATCTCTACGTTTAGTAAAGAATGGACTACCTGAGGAAGTTGACTTCTTCATCTTGTCAACTACTTGCATTTGTGTCCTTGGTTGCAAGCCGCTTAACTTGCACCCATTCTCTCAATACTGCCGCTTCTGCAGAATGTGAGATGGGTTTTGAATCAAGGAGAATTGATTCATAGTAAGATTCAATGTCTTTCATTCTATCCTTCAAAGGTTTCTGAATTGACATTGGACCGACCTTCTTAGCGAGGTCATTCTCAAATTCTAATAAAGTAGGCCACTCCTTCTCAATTTGGTCGAGTGTGCCCTTCCACTCTTTCAGAATTTGTTGTACTTTCTTGCCTTTTGCAAAAGTAGTACGATACTCTTCAGAATTCCCGCTTTTGAGTCTTGTCTAAGTAAGACTCCAATCCGGGATTAGGTAAACTGAAATACCTTGATAAATTAGCTTCGTTACTTATAAACAATTTAAGTAACCTCCTTTCTTTAAAATTTGTAAATTTGAATTTAAAATTTAAAGATAAATATTAAAT